CCTCGCTTTTTACGCCTTATAAAAAAGGCTCTCATTGAGCAGAAGAAAACCCTGCTCATAAAACTTCAGACTGACGACAAGGCATGGCAGCGTTATGCGTGGATATTAGAGCGCAAGTTTGATGAATGGAATATTAAATCAAAGAGCGAAGTTGATCATAACGTTCATGTTGTTGAGTTGCCTGACATAATAATAAAATGAATATATCTGGCATTTATAAGATCCAATCAAAAGTATTTCCCAACAGGGCGTATTATGGCAGTTCTGTAAATATTAGGAAACGCCGCAATGCTCATTTTGCGGAATTAAGATTAGGAGCGCATCATTCGCCAAAGTTGCAACATCATTTTAATAAGTACGGAGAAGAAGACCTTCAGATGTATGTGGTATTAGAATGTGATAAGGAAGAATTATTAGATGCTGAGCAGTTTTTCTTAGATGCCAATAAGCCTTATTTTAATATTTACAAATCAACCCGTCAGTATTCAACAGAGGCACAATCTGAATCATCAAACGAAAAAAGGTCAAAGTCAATGACTGGCAAAAGACATACGGAAGAGGCAAAGCAGCGTATGTCAATAGCAATGAAAGGAGTTAAGAAATCCGAAGAACATAAACGGAAGCTATCTGAAGCATTAATGGGCAATATCCCGACTCCAATGTCCTTAGAGGCCCGTGAACGATTAAGTAGGGATAGAACAGGTGAGGGCAATCCAATGTATGGGAAACATTCATGGAATTACGGGCTAAAGGGAACTATGTCAGAAGAGACTAAGCAGAAGATGAGGGAGGCAAAAAAGGGAATGATTCCGTGGAATAAGGGTAAGAAAGCGTCAGATAAATCTCGAAGAAAAATGTCATTGGCGGGAATCGGGAAGAAAAGACCCAGAACACCCGAACATCAAAGGAAATTAGCCGAATCCCGAATCAGGAACAATAAAATAAGGAAGGAATTACTATTAAATGGAGCCAATAATCCAGGAGGTATCTGAACCGCAACGGGCTATATTGAAATCAGTAAAGCCTATGAACCTGTTTCTCAGTGGAATTGGTGCGGGCAAGACCTTTCTTGCAGGGGCTATCACTTATCGTTTCATTAGATACTTCCCTCAGTGTTTTGGATTCATTGCAACGAATTTTTATGAACAGCTTAATCTAAGCACACTATATCGCGTGCGAGAATATTGGAAAAGCTTAGGGTTGACAGAATGGAGTAAAGATAATCCTGGCGGAATGTATGTTGCGGGTAAGCAGCCTCCGGCTCATTTCAGCAGAGCGCATCATAACTTTGACTCATATAATTCAATAATATCATTTATCAATGGTGCTGTAATTTTTATGGGATCACTTGAAAATTCACTCGCGCACGAGGGCAAAACTTTTTCATGGGCTATCCTTGATGAAACAAAAGATAGTAGAGAGTCGGATGTAAAAGAAATAATAATAGGGCGTTTAAGACAAAAGGGCGTTTATGTAAAAGACGGGCAATTTGCAACCGAGGGGGAGGACATTAATCCTCTTTACATATTAACGAGTCCGAGTAAAAGCGATTGGATAAATAATTGGTTCCAGCTTGACTCCTATGTTAATGAAATCTCAGATAAAATATATTCCGAAACAGATTTTTTTCAAAAGGAAATAGGAAACAAGTTTGTTGTTATATCATCTACATATCACAATCGGAAGAACCTAACATCGGGATATATTCAAAATATTCTTGATAGCAATACGGCAGAACGTGGAAAAGCCCTGATATATGCTTGCCCCTTTGCAACCTTAGGCGGAGAATTCTACTCATCATTTGACCGCCTTAAACACGTCGGGAAGTGCCAGTACGACAAAACGAAGCCGTTGCATATCTCGTTTGACCAGAACTCAGTACCTTACAACTCATGTTCTCTTTGGCAGTTCGAGCGTAAAGATGATATTTGGTGGTCGTATTGTATTGATGAAATTGCTTTAGAGAACCCCAGAAACTCAACCGAGGAAGTGTGCGAGGATATTTTAATGCGATATGCCGGTCATAAGTCTGCTATTTATTATTACGGTGACGCTTCGGGCAAGGCACGTTCTACGATGAACAAAGAGTTTAAGCATCATTACGAGATCATAGAATACAAGCTGCGGAGGTTCCTGACTAATGGTTCGGCAAGGATGATGCGGCAGAACCCTTCGATAACTAAGCGTCGTGACTTTATAAATCGTATCTTTGAAGATAAATTACCGATACGAATACTCATTGACGAGAGCTGTAAACTGATGGTCGCTGATATGATGTATGTCAAACAGGACATCAACGGTGCAAAGGATAAACATATCGTCACAGACAAAGAAACAGGTGACCGTTATCAGAAGTACGGCCATTTGGGAGACAATTTAGAGTACATATTGGTTGAGGTATATAATAACTATTATAAATAAGATGGACAAGTTAGAAGGCTTTAAAGAATTGCGGCGCATCGTAATAGATAATGTTCGCCACAGAGATTACGCGCGTGTGTGTGACCTTGCGGACGAATACTATAAGATGGTTTCAGGTGACGGCATAAGTGATCTACTTCGCAGAGTTGTTTCACGTGAAACAGAGGATGAGTTTGAGATGCGTAAAACAATTACGAACTCAATTATCCCTCCGACGCTGGCATCGACGAAGTTGTCTTTTCAAAAAGCAGTCCGCAAGAAACCGAAGGTGCGTAAGATCGACTGGGAGACTGAGGGCGACTATGAAAAACGTCAGGCAGAACTTGAACTTAAAATAGCTGAATACTGGGGCGACGCTTCACTCGAGAAGTTTTTCGAGTATGCTTATGTCGATTACAACTACCTTGACCCTAATGCTTTTTTGATTACTGAGTTTGATGAGTTCGATTCGAATAAAGAGAAAGCCAAACCTTACCCGTTTATTGCTACGTCGCAACAGGCTATTATGTTTGAGTTTAAGAATAACATCCTTCAGTACCTGGTTGTTAAGTTACCGATTACGCTTGTCGATGAAAAGGGCAAAGAATACGAAGGTTCGAAATACACTATTTACCTCGGCACGGATACGATTGTATTTACTGAGGTACGGGATAAACCGATGTTCTATACTTTAGATAATGATTTTCCCGAAGGCATTGAGATAGGAGGCAAATACTACACGGTCAGTTATTTTATTCCCAAAAGCGATAAGATACCAGCACGACGTTTCGGTTTCAAACATGATGCACAGACACAAGGCAGAACGTTTATCTCGGTATTTCACGATGTAATGCCGTATCTGAATAAGACGCTAAAGATCGACAGCGAACTGGATCTTTCTACTGCAATGACAGCATTTCCGCAGAGGTTTAGGTATGTTAATCCTTGTCCCGATTGTAAGGGTGGGGTGACGCCTGACGGTAAGACCTGCGGTACGTGTCACGGAACAGGCAAAGAGCCTATCCATGCTTCGGCAATGGACGTTGTAACGCTCAATATCCCGTATGATACGGCTGAGATGATTGACCTTGACAAACTACTGGTCTATAAAGCACCTCCGATTGAACTATTGGACTTTCAGGAAAGGTATATTCAGAACCTCAGGGCTTCAATCTACCTGATGATGTTCAATAAAGAACTGATGACCCGCAACGAACTGACCAATACTGCTACTGAGGTAAAGATCACCGAGGACAATATGAACGATACTTTGAAACCTTTTGCTTCGGGACTTTCTACGCTGTGGGAGTTTGTTGTCACGGACATAGCTACGTTTACGGACCTTGGTAAAGGATTGATTGTCGAACACCAATATCCTGATGACTTTAAGTTCAAAACTCAGGCCGATATGATGGATGAGTTAAAGAATGCAAAAGATGCCGGGGCTTCAACTTCGACGATTGCAGCTATCGAGGACGACATTAACGAGATGCTTTACGCTGACCGGCCTGAGGAGTTAAAGATTATACGCATTAAGAACGCATATAATCCGTTTAGAGGTTACAGTGAAGAGAACGTGAGGCTACTGATCTCGCAGAACCTCACAACGCATTACAACGCTGTTCTGTGGGCAAATTTGGAGAGTATCTTTAATGAACTGGAACAGGAAAGCGAAGTTTGGATTTATGATATGGCCGACGACGTTATTTCTGCAAAGGTTAAGGCAAAGTGCGAAGAGTACATTTTGCAAATGGAAGAGACTGAGCCGAAAGAGCCGGAATTAACATTTACTGAACCAATAGAAACAGAAGATGAAGTTTGAAATATTAAGGTCGAAAGGTATTCAGCATAACAAATTGGATGAATACTACTATTTTGTTTTGATTGCCGGTAACGGTGAGATAATCGCCACTTCGGAGATGTACAACAGCAAACAAGCGGCAAAGAAAGGCATTGCGGCTGTAAGAAAGTGCCTATTTGCAAAAGTGGTTGATAATTCTGATGTGCTGACCGAATAAATTCGGAAATTATTTTATCTTTGTTTGACATAATAATACGGAGATGAAAATTCAATTAGATACAACAGCAAAAGTTATTAGGATTGAAGAATCAGTAAATCTTGGTGAGTTTATTGCAAAATTAACAGTATTATTTCCTGATGACGGGTGGAAAGAATACCGAATTGAAGCCGGTTTTACAAATTGGGTTAATCCGATAATTATTGAGCCGCACCCCTATACCCCGACATATCCCGTCTTTCCGTGGTGGCAACAGCCTATAACGATTAGCCATGCCGATAATACTACTGGGACTTATAACATTCAGATAAGCTAATGCGTTTCAGCTGTATAATGCCCAGCTTTCTCGGCAACTACCCCGGATCGGCCTCCCGTCGTGAAGAAAAGTTAATCCGTGCTGTTCAGTCGGTATTAGACCAAACCTTTACAGACTTTGAATTGCAGGTTGTGGCTGACGGTTGTCAGTTGACAATGGATTTAATGAAGCAATTCACCGACGAAAGGATAACAACTACTTTGATTAAGAAAGCTCCGATGTGGGACGGTGCGCCTCGAAACACGGGAATTGAACAGGTGACGGGTGAGTTTATTATTTACTGTGACATTGACGACTACTGGGGAGAAAATCATTTGCAGATCATTGCGGATAACCTCAAAGACTATGATTGGGTATTTTATAATGACATTGTTTACTCAGGCGGTGATTGGGTTGAGCGTAACTGTGACATAAGGAAGTTAGGGCAGAACGGAACGTCGAACATCTGCCATAAAAGAGAGTTAGGCGCACGTTGGGGACACAGAGGGTATGCTCACGATCATTATTTTAATCAGAGTTTGATGATGAAGTCGAGAAAATTTGGTAAGATTGCTACGCCGGAGTATTTTGTGATGCACCTACCGAATAGTTATGATTGGTAGAATATAAATGACATGAATAAACAGTTTAGTAATTATGGCTTCACACCGGATGATCTTAAGGAGAATCCGTGGCTATATGATCTTATCGGAGATAATCCAGTGTGGATAAAATTTATAGATAATAAAGGTAATTCATACGGCCCTGTTAAGGGTAAAATAATAAAACCAAAAGAGCATGAAAGCAGAAATTAATGAAAGAGGCACGTTAAGCATAGTTGCTGAAACCCCATTAGAATGTTACGCCTTAGAACGGTGGGTTAATCAAACCTATGGGTGCAAGAAGATTGAGGGGAATATTGATTTTGATTGGAGCTATCCTAAAATTGAAGCGAGTTATTTATTTGTAGAAAAGGGGAAAGAATATGGGTACGGTCCAGATGACATAATTAATGAAAAAGAATGAGTAAGGTTGCCGCAGTAACAATAACTTATAACCGCCTCGAATTGACGAAGCGCACAATAGAGAGTTTCGAGAGTAAGACCGGAGTTGACTTTCATTTGTTTGTTGACAACGGGTCTACTGACGGAACACTTGAATGGCTTGCAGACCGTAACCGGACTGAGTTAGCCAAGAATGAAGGGATAGCCGCAGCGTTCTATTACGGTGTTCAGAACCTTTTAGAATATGACTACATCCTGAAACTTGACAACGACGTCGAAACAGTTACAGAGGATTTAATCGCAAAGATGGTGAAGTTCATTGAAGAAGCCGGTCCTCATGCTGTTTCACCGCCTGACCTTTTGATTGATCCTAACTTCTATCCGAA